GGATCAATCAAAAATCCTTGATGACGCTTAAAATCTGGGAAGGTAAGGTTGGCAGCGGGGGTCGTCCGATGCTCACAGCCTATCTCGACAGTGGCGGCGTCTGGACAATTGGCTGGGGTCATACAAAGACCGCGCGTCAGGGTATGATGATCACCGAGGATCAAGCCGAAGCCTTGCTTGCTGCCGATCTGTTCGAGTTTGAAACCCTTGTCGAACAGTATGTGAAAGTGGCTCTTACCGACAATCAGTTTGGGGCGTTAGTCCTGTTCGCGTTTAATGTTGGACCGGGTTCCGAGAGCCGTAAGATCGACGGCTTCAAGACCAGCACGTTGCTTAAGCAACTCAACCTCGGTGGCTACGAACAGGTCCCCACGCAATTGTTGCGTTGGGTGAAAGATAATGGCAAAGTGGTGCAAGGTCTTATCAATCGTCGAAACGCGGAGATCGCGCTGTGGCACTCTTTAACGTAAATTGTAATTTTCTAACCGGCTTGTTTCAGGATGACAAAGGTCGTCCGTCCATGACCAATGTCGGTTACATTGCCGGTCTGGTGACGTTGATCTGGCTCGTCATTTACATGGAAATTCACAACCGTACAAACCTTGAGATTGTTTTAACCATGGCCGGTACAGCTGTCGGTGGTCTGACGATCAAGAAACGCTACGACAATATGGTGGCACTAGCCGAGCTGAACCCTGAAGCGTTGAACCAGCCGAAGCAGGTCTTTAACGCCGCGCCTCTCGTCCCCGTTCCGGTTCAGCAAGCTCCTTCCGTTAGCATCAATATGCCCGGTAGTGGTCAGCAGAGTGTTGACGGCAGCAAAATTAAGGTAGACAATGTAGACATTCAAACCGAAGGTGATGTCAATGTTTCCTCCCGCCCTACTCCTTAAGTTCACACCGGTCTGGTCGTTCCTAAAAGATCATTGGGGTGAGATTGCTGCTTTGATCTGTGGCATTCTTCTTATCTGGGCGATCCACCACCACGGCTACGTTGCGGGTAAGGATAAAATCCAGATGGAATGGAACCAAGCAAAGGCCGATGAACAACAAGCTCTCATGGCCGAGCAAATGGCTGATGCCTTACGTGCGAACACCAATGATATTTACACGCAAGCTTTACTGCGAGCTGCCTATGACCAAGCCAACAAAGACGAAACGGACATTCGTAATGAAATCGCTCAAAATCCTGCTGCTAATTCTGCCGTCCTTAGCCTTAGCTTCGTGCAGTCTCACAACAAAAACTCTGTTTCGGTTCAATAAACCTGCCGTTCCTGTTGTGGCTACGCAGCGTTGTGACGACGCAAGCCTGTTAAAGGAAGACGGCACGGCGACAATCGGGGATTTAAAACTTGTTAGCAAGCAAAATAAATCGAAGCTTGAACGGTGTTCGGCGATGCATGATCAATTAATCAAACACACTAAGGGTCTTATTTAAGATTGTTTATTATCGTTCACGCGCATGATAATATTAAGTATGTTGTCCATACGGCTGTTGATGTTGGATGTTAAAGCATTCAGACCCTGCTTCAATTCGATCATATCTTCACGACGAACATGCGTCTCTTTCATTTTATCCATGACTTCGCGGTGTAATTTTTCACCAGCGTGACGGTTCTTTGTTTCAGCATCCAGCCGTGCATCGAGTTTGCTGTATCCCCGTCGTACTTCATTCATCACAGCTTTGTCTCCTGCTTTAATTTCACTTAAAATATAACGAATAAGAAGCCAAATGCCTCCGAAGGCGGCTCCGATGACCCCGAGAATTTTTGCAATCATTTCGAACATGGCTAGGATCTCATTTAAAGTCATCGGGTCCTACAGCTTAATACAATGAAGTGAGCAGATGTTACGAACGCGGGTTTCAAAATTGATAGCTTTACCCTGCGGGAATTCCGTTTGTGTGCTTCCAAGCATTGTTGTGTAACCACCATTGCCGTTAACATTTTGACGAGCAAAACCGGTATGTGCCGCACCACTTCCGCTGCCTGACTCTATTTCATGATTGTGCTGTTGGATGGCGTCAAGCTCATGTGTTCCAATCAAACGTCCAACTTCATAAGCCAAACCTTGAGCAATTGGAAGACTGTCTGTACGGTTATCCATCCAGCCACGGTCGAATTCACCACGGAAATCGAAGACCGGCAAACGTTTACCGGCTGCGAAATCGAGCAAGGCTGTCGATCCTCGTGCAGCAGCAGCACCGGTGTTGTCCTGAATAGGCAAGATTGTGTTGCTGAATTCCGTCCAGAAGAGAACGTATAGGGCTTGAGTGTCCGTATTTGCCCGTGTGGTCGCCCCGGATGTTGCATTGCCGATTGTCCCACCATTGCCCTTAATCCACCCTGCTGGAGCTGTGGAGCGCATGAATGAGGCCCGTGTACCGACAGGGATCAAATTACCGATGTCGTTTTTAGGGATAAGGCTTGCGACGCCGGAGGAGTTATAGCCCAAGACCGTGTCGGCGGTCTGGTTCTTCATCTTCGCAAAGTCGATTGTTGCATTGGCGATGTTATCGCTAATGATCGTACCGTTGGCAATCTGCGCCGGGTCGTTTATATAATCCAAAAAGGCGAGATCACCCAACATAGAATTCGTAGAAACCTGTCCGGCAGATGTTCCAATGTCTTTTGCCGAAGCCGTGCCAAGTCCGATAGCAGCTTTAATCGCTGTAATATCCGCCGCACCGGTCAGGAGGACGCCCCAGTTACGGTCGAGTTCGATCCACTGGTTGTTCGGCGTGTCATAATAGAAGGTAATCATCTTCGCGGTGTTGTCTAAGACCGCTGTCGTACCATTTGTTAGGCGCAATTTACCCGTACCGGACTGATTATGACGCAATGTCACCGGGCGAGCCGAGCTTTCACACTTCAGGATGATGGTTTTGGCACCAATGTTGGTATTCACGACACGATCAAGATCGTCAGACGCGGCATCAGCTTCGGTGTCAACGATCAGGAAAGGGCTGGCGGCGGGGGTGATAACACCCGAAGCAATCTCGATGCTCTCAGGCGCGGCTCCATCAACAAGCTGACTGACGAAATCATAGAGATCGCCAATTGCACCCTGAAACTCAGCTTCAGTTGTAAGACCACTGGTTAGGTCGGCGCGTAACGGTAAGTCAGTCATTCGTTATCCCTTGATACCTTTAATCTGTGCATCGATCAAACCTGAGGCGACGTTCCCGTCTTTATCCAACAGTTTAATTTGTGGCCCGGCTCCAATCGTCGTGTCCTTATCCATAATATGATAGGCTACGGCAGGGGTCCCGGCTCCGTCATCTTGGATAATAACACTAACCAGCTTAATAGTGCTATAGATTTTAGTGATAGGTAACCGGACAATCCCGGTGCTGTCGACTTCGATGTCCTGCAGGTCTTCATTCTCATCTTCACCGTCCAGAATGACAGCAAATTTGCTGACGACACCACGCACCGGACCACCAAACACACGCAGTTTGATGTCGTATGTTCCAGCGTCAAGAGACATCATAATCGGCACAGGCTCCCAAATATTCGTGCCGGTGTTGGCAATCTGAACTTCATAGCCAGAGCCTTCAAAATCGATTGCGACCACGAGGTTACACGGCGTCGTGGCTGTGAAGCTGTCCAGATAAATCATCTCCAGATAACTAGCCTCATAAAAATCGCCACCATCATACATGGCATTCGTGGCAATACCCGAATATAGGTTCGTGCCGGTGTCGTCAGCGACCAGTTCGCCACTGTCAATCGCGCAACCAATCAGTGTCCCGGCCCATGTCGGATCGAAATCAATTTGTTGCAAGATATTACGAGCGGAAATATCACCGAGTTCACGATAAATAATACTGACATTTTCAGAACGGTATCCGTATGCATCGAACGCTGCGATCATAATCACCCGCGCAGAGGCCGGGATCAACTGGGTGTAGAAGCTCGTGCTGGAAATCAAACCTTGATGTGGACGTACCGCGTCATCCCATGTCGTGCGATCTGCTTGGTTTTGATAACGGACTTGGAACCCGGCAAAGTCTGCTGGAGGATTGACGTATCCCCAGTAAATCTCACGGCTGTTCATCCGCGCCCAATCGATGTCTTTCGGTTTATCCTTCGGATTAGTGACATTGAATTCATAGATCGACGCGCTGTTCAACGGCGTTGAGAAACCCAGCGTCGAGAATGCAATGATTTTAAATTCATACAGGCCGGGATCATGGTTGACCAATGTATCACCATACAGCAAATTCTCTTTGACAAATGTCTCGGTCGAATTCTTCAAACGTGAATAGACTTCGAACGTATGATCGGCAGAATAATATTTATAAGCTCCACGATCAAACACCGGTGAGACGGTAATCTGGAACTCATTCCGCTCAGGAACAAAACGTTCTGTGAAGGTCACATTACTTGGACCGGGTGGGTTCATGGGAGACGGCAATTGTGAGTAAGCAATCACGCCTGTGTCTTCAATGTAATCACTATCATGCCATTTGTTGCGATTGATATTAATCGCTTCAATGGTGTAACTGTCAGCCTCACCATTATCCTCTTCAACTTTCACAACACGGAATGGGCGTGGTAAGCCGATCAGGGTGGGATGCTCAATCGTAAACACCGTACGATCCGGCAGCAAATCATCAGATGGCAAAGCGGCTGTAATATGAAGCTCGGTGTTATACCCTTTCAACGTACTGCTTAAATTCGTACGGTGAACAGTTCCATCAGACAACACGAACTGAATATCATACGAAATACCAGCTTCCAAATAGATCGGATCACGCAAACGTACAATGGTACGGGTATCATCTAATGATTTGACACGTCCTGAAATCCCGTATCCCATATCAGGATCAGATACCAGAATAACACTGAACGGTGAAACGAATTGACCAAGGCGGTTAGTGCGGAAACGCACGATACAGGTTTCAGTATTGGCTGTAATGAATTTATATTGAGCGCGGCGCATCGCCTCATGAGCATCGATACAACCAACTGCGATAAAATCTAAAGGAATACGACCATTCTTCGCAATCAGAGCTTCGTCTTTAACACGACGACGATCTTCTTCCCAACCCAATTCAGGATTTAAAAACGTGACAGTAATATCATTGTAGCGAGAAGTAATATCAGTATAGCTGTATTCAAATCCATCGTAGATGTTTTCCTCGGTGAAAATATTACAAGCGTCATCATCCTTATCAACACGCAAGTAAGCCATGGCGTTGAGATCATCATACATCGTTGCGTTGAAAACGCCAGCAATGTAGCGAGCGAGTTCAATTCCTGAACGGGCTTCGCTTAGATAGGAATTGAATGTATAGCGAGGTTGTACACCACCCCGACCATTCGGTACCATTTCATCACACCACTGGCCCGCTTCATACACATCATACTTATCCAGTGTAATGTTCGGGTAATAGCTGGCAATCCCATAGCGGTCGTGCATAACGAAATCATATAAAATCCAAGCTGGATTATCAGACCATTCGGTTTTAAATGTCCCGTCCCACATACCGGTATAGGTTCGTGTCGCCGTGTCGTAATTGGTAGGAAGACGGATCAACAGACCTTTATAAATCCCTGACCATTGTGGAATGGATGAGAACTGATCCGATGCTTTACCCATTAACTGGATTGTTGCAGTGTTGTGATATGCACGTTGTTCAGAAATAATTTCCTGAAAACTTTCCCATGCAATGTCTGAATAGAATTCAATCGTATTTTCTTCAGTCAATTTTGTAATACGAATTTCGTAGAACTCATCGATGCGAGCGACAGGGAAACGATATTCCTTAATATAGTTCGATGTTGTTTTACCTGAAATAACAATCTCGGAACCAAAAGGCTGTATCCATGTCGGTGAAACAATGCTCTTATATTCAATACGGAATTTTACAGTGTGAGTAAATGTCCCGCTATTGTTTGAAGAGAACAAACGTGAGATCGCCATACGGACTTCAAGGAAGTCGATGTTCTTTAATTTAATCTGACGCGTGACCGGCACGTTATAAGCCAGTGCCAAATTGACTGTATCGTTAACCGATGTGCCGCCAAGATTTGGGACGACCGGATCGGCGGTGGGGGTGCCGGGCAGGAATTTCAGACTGAAATTTTGAAAGTTATATTCTCCGCTGACGTTCTGCAGCTGCGTATCACCGACAAAGAATGACTTCATACCGTCTTCAAGACCGTACCATGGGCCTTCGCCCAGTCCCAGAATGACCTCTACGGTGTCCTCGGAACGTAAATTGTCCGGTGTATTTGTCGGAGCAGGGGCAGAGCCGCCTCCGCCGCCACCCTTACGCCCTTGGAATAATGTTAAATCGTTCATACGGCCACATCCACAGCGTCAACATCAAAGGAAAGATAATGACCATAGGCTTTAAACCGCCCATAGCCCAGCGGGATACGCGTCCCGATACGCGTGGTGTTCGCCGTCGGGCCGAGATACTTCGACGCCTCAGGATCAGCAGTGGACGTTCCTGTGGCCTTATCGATCTTCGGAGCCGGAGACATCATCTCCATCAAGCCGCCAAGGACGAGAGATAAACCCACATTAAACATAACACCAGCAAGTGTCGTTGTCCCGAACAACACCGGGCCGAGGGTCAGCGACGTACCACCGGTCCAGATCGCCGCAGCAATCAACACGGCACCAATCACGATCTTGAAGAAACCACCGGACTTGCCGCCGGTCATTGCCGGGAAGAGATGCAGTTCGTTAATATCACCTAAAGGCGCATCGAGGCTCTCTTTGGTGGTGAAGCCTTTGACCATAATGGTATGACGGTCGTCGCCCAGTTCAGGTTCAAAAGCCTTTGTTTGCTTACACATTCCGTTGATAATTTCTGCGACTGTAGAGCCATTCAGTTGAATATCACCCGGATAGAGCGATTTGAGATACCCGTGCAGAATTACTTTAACGTTTTGTTTTAAGGATGTCATCAAGGGAACTCTGCTGAAAGCAATGCAAATCGGTATCTAAGCTGCAATTGTATACAGTGATGCCCAGCTTTTCAAGCGGATCGACGAGATGTTCCATTGTTTGAATAAAGAAGGTGAATTTGCTGGCGTCCCCGACCTGCAAAGGCTTGGGGTTTTGACCAATGCAGTTATATGTTCCGTCGGCTTTCACCTTCATATCATAGCCAACAAGGATGATTTCTTTGGGACGGTAATGCGCTGCCAGATTGATCGCCTGATAACCAGAGTTGCTCCCAGCAGAGATTGTGGAGGTCGTCAGGTCAAGACCGTTATTATCAGGTGACTGGTGAAGGTAACGAACAGACGGATGGTTCGGCACTTCTTCCAAGCTCACACGTTGACACCCGTGAAACTCCGGTGCGCCTTCGTAATAATCCCACCATTTGCGTTCACAGTGATAAAGGATGTCTGTGAAAGGATTACGAAACACCATCGAACCAATGCCGATTGTAAAAATACCGGCTTGCATAATCTTATCGATTTGTTCATCTGTCAGGCTGGGGCCGGGAGCTATGATCGCCACCCGATCATACTGACCTTCGGGAACGAACAGCTCACTCATGGATCGTTTCCAGCTCTACGGTCTGGCCGGTTAGATGATGGGTGCAGTCATCGAGGAATTGAATTTTCCCATCAGTTACGAAGGAGTGACAAACGTAACACAGATCAACACAATCATCATCCTCACGTTTTGGACCA